ATTTACACCGCAATCCGTAAATCCATCGTTGACGATATGATTAGAGAAGCTAAAGCCAACGCTAAATACGACGTTGAGATACTTCGCCATTACCGAGAAAAGGATTAACAGTTGCAAGTAGTGAAATTATTAAAGAACTGTGTAATATGTGACGGCACATACCGCGAAGACCAAGCCGCAGAACATTTTAAAAACCACAAATCAAAGGAGAGCAAGAATGACAAAAGATGAAGCAATAGACATAATGATGGAAAGCATTAATGCAGATAACTTAGCGTTAGGCATAAAGGCCGGATTAGATGAAGCAGCACTAAAGTCTCAGATTGAGCAATCACAACCAAGCCTTGGTTTTATGATGTCAAATATCTATGACAAGTTAAAGGCAAAGGGAGCAATTGCTTAATGAAGCTCAAGTTCGGATGGGGTAAGTGGGATAGTTGGGGCATCGGTCTCTTCTACTGCAATTATGATAAGAGTATCTGCCTTGAGTTAGTGCACTGGTATTTCTACGTTGAGGTTTGGACTAAGAAGGACTTCAAGTAATGTGGTCCTGGGTATTAGCAGTAATCGGAGTAGCAGGCATCTACTTCGTAGGCCGCAAGACTATTTGGGGTTGGCTAATACTCTGCGCCAATGAAGTGCTATGGATTACCTACGCAGTGATAACAGAGCAGTACGGCTTTATCTTTTCCGCTATTGCTTACGCCGCAGTTTATGTGAAATCATTTATCCACTGGAGAAGGGATGAGGAATAAAATGGATGACAAGTACGCCAAAGAATATACGAAGCTGCACGAGAACCGAAAACAACAGTTCAATCATTATAAAGAGAAAGATGATTGGCACCATGAACCGCTCTCAAATACAACTAAGCCAAAGGTAAAGCCAAAGCCAGACCCTGCTACCGTTGAGGCAGCGTTACGTCTGGAGGAAGAGTTGTGGGCCTCGTAGAGTTTGATTACCACGCAGCTATGACGGAAGGCCATACCTTCAATGAATTAGTTGCGCAGCGTCTTCGTGCAGAGGGTATTGGTTGTACCGTCCCTGAGTTAGAACTTGTCACCTCGGACGCTGATATCAGGCGCCTAACAAAAGAAGAGAAAGACATCATTCTAGATAACGGTTTAGTTCTAGAGGTTAAGTCGCGTAACTTAGGTTTCTCAGAGGACCCATCTGTATTCTGGCAATCTAATCTTTATGTAGATACCTACTCTGGTTACGAAGCCAAAGAGGTCAAGCCCTACGCATATGTGATGGTCAGTCAGAAGTCAGGCAATATGTTGGTTGTTCACTCCAACACTAAGGAACATTGGTTCAAGCACACAACGCAAGACCCGTATCGCAAGATCACCGAGACCTTCTATAAGATTGATAGGAAGCACCTGACTACTTGGGCTTCCTTAGTGGATGAGTTAAAAAGCGGTCGCTGAGAAAAAAGCGTCCTCGGCGTTAAGCCTCGTTAGGAAAGTCTTCTTCTAACTCGTCTTTGTATCCGTGCGTTCTTTCAGCGTGGCAGTTTGCGCACACGAGCTCGCACTTGTCTATCTCAGCCTGAAGGTTCTCAATGGAGAACCCAGAGCGTGCCATATCAGCCACGTTGCCTCGTTTGCCATCAACGATGTGGTCAAACTGCATCACGTAAGGTGGATACGAGATACCGCAATCGGCGCAAGGGTTCGTGCCCTTAACGCCATCAATGTAAGATTTATTACGCCGTCTTATGAGGCGATTATTCTCCGCCGTTTTTTCTTTGATGGCAGGTGCGTTCTTAAAGTAATGTCTGCGAGAGGCTTCTCTTTGCTGGACTTTATCCTTAAATGGCATAGGAGACACCATACACTATGACCATGACCTGTGTTAAGTGTGACCACGAGATGGAATTGGGTGTCTGCACAGTAGACACTTGTAAATGCATTTGCGCATATAAGGTAGACCAATGACAGTCAAAGTTTACGGCCCTTACGAAGATAAGTCCAAGGGTGGTCGCAAGAAGATGACTATCTACAACACAGTAACGAAGAAGTTCAAATCTACTAACGCAGCTCGTTATGAGAAAGAAAAAGAATTAGGCAAGAAGCTTCCTAAGAGCAAGCACGTTGACCACAAAGACAATAACAAGCACAACGAAGGAAAGAAGAACCTCCAGGTAATGGATGCTTCTAAGAACATCGCAAAAGGTAACCAACACAGAAAGAAGAAAAAATAATGACATACGATGAAAACGGTAGATTTAAAGTAGGTGGCGCATACGACCACAGGGGAAGAAAAGTTGGTTACGACGCTGCAGATATGAAGAACGGCATTAGCGATACTAGCAAGGGATACAGCGACAACCCACAGTACCTAGCGCGTGAAAATGACTATTTAAAAAATCACCCAGTAAGTACTGGAAAGTCAGATATGGGTCATCATCAAGGAACAGGCCATGACTCAGACATGGCTAGTAACCACGGAGGACATCGCACTGTGAACGATGTTCGCACAGACATTCGTCACGGACTAAACATTCATAAAGCAAATGGAACAAAAGAGTTTGGTGGGTTGTTATCTGCAGAACGCATTGGGTACAACGCCCGCAAACATCATTACGTAAAGGCCGAACACGAAGCGTTTATGCAGACACCTGCAGGACGAACTAAGGCTGCAAATGATGCACGTGCAGCACAGCCAGCAAAGTCACTTTGGGATTCAGAGCCTAGTGCTCCCGCAAGTAAAGCCGCACCTGCAGTAACTTCAAGTAAAAAGACTCGGACAAAGACAAAGTTGCCAAATGACACCCTTGGTGGAGCTGTTAAGCACGTAATTGGAAAATTGCGTAAAAGATAATGGCAGCATTAGGAACAGCTCAAGCAATGATTGACATTGCTCGCAGAGAAGTCGGCGTAATTGAAGGCCCAAAGGACAACGAGACCAAGTACGGTAAGTTTACAAAGGCTAACTTCCTACCTTGGTGTGGAAGTTTCTGCATGTGGGTAGCTAACGAGGCAAAGGTTAAGATTCCTAATACTGTCTCTACAGTTGCAGGTGCAGCAGCATTTGAAAAGATGGGCACATGGTTTGAAGCAGACTGTGGTCAAACACCTCAACCAGGAGATATCCTGTACTTTGATTTCCCAGGAGATGGTGTCAACCGAATTTCTCACGTAGGTATCTGCTCAGGCATTATTGCCGATGGCGTTGTAGCAACCATTGAAGGAAACACCTCTGGCAAGAAAAAGGGTGACCAACGCAATGGTGGCGAAGTATGCGAGCAGGTTCGTGCCTACAAGCCAAACAAAAAGAAGGTTCTAGTCTCTATCGTAGGTTGGGGCCGTCCTAACTACAAGGGCAACGAGGTCAAAGCTGAGGTGCCCGTCTCACAGGCTCCAGCGTTCCCAGGACCCGTTACGCCAGGAGATACTGGTGCAGACGTCAAGGTTGTACAAGAGGCTCTAGGCCTGCGTGCAGACGGCATATACGGCGATGCCACTAAGAAGGCAGTTATTGCTTTTCAAGACAATCACGACCTAATTGACTCAAATGGCGTGGTTGGACCGAAGACTTGGGCTGAATTGGTCAAACTACTCTAATCAGACATTCCCCAAAAGGCCCCCCTGGATGGTAATCTAGGGGGGTTCTTCTATCTGGGGGTAAGTATGACAACTATCGTTGCTGTTCAATACAAAGACAAATGTGTTATGGCTGCAGATAATCAGGTAACTAGTGAGGGTGGTCGTCGTTACAACCATCCAGATATGAAAAAGATTGCAAAGCGTGGGGCTTTTTTAATTGCAGGAAGTGGCGAAGTTCAACCTTGTGATGTTGTGCAACATATGTGGAACCCACCAAAACTAAGTTTAAAAGACTCTGAAGATATCTATCACTTTATGATTGTTAAAGTTATGCCTTCTCTTCGTAAATGCCTCACTGATAATGGGTATGACTTCAATGAGGGTAAAGAAGGTGGAAAATCAGGGGAAGGTAGGTTTAACTTCCTCATGGCTGTTTCTGGAGAAGTATTTGACATTGCCGATGATTTATCTGTTTGCCGTTCTGAAGGTGGCGTTTATGGAGTTGGCTCTGGTTCGGACTACGCTGTTGGGGCTATACACGCAGGCTCTACACCAGAGAAAGCAATTCAGATTGCAGCAAAGCTAGATGTCAATACCTCTGGACCTATCCAGGTTGTTGAGCAGTACAAGTAGTCTGGTACTGTAAAGGCATGAGTAACCGCCAAGATAAGATTGCAATAAACAAAGCTGAACAACAAGATTTCCTAAAAGGAAAAAAACGCACCGCTATTGAAAAACGCTGGGAAGAAGCACAGCTAAGAGCCGCCACAATGCAGTCTGTATTGGGCTATATGGTTGAACAATATGAAGAGCACCGAGACGAACTCTCTGAAGAAGTAGTTGCTCAAACAGAGGAGCAGATTACTCTTCGTCGTACTGAGATTGAGGACTTCTTAATGTCTGAGCAAAAAATATGTCTAGAAGCACTAGAAGAGTACAACGATACCGTCACTAAGATAAACTACGATACAGAGGAGAAAAACGGATGAGGAATCTAATGTCAACATTGAAGAATGTATTGATGCGTATTGTTGCGGTATTTGCAGCAAGCGGTCTTGCAGTAATTGGTGCTGGTGCCGTTGCAGGTATTCCAGTAGCAAAAGCAGTACTAGTTGCTGGTCTGACTGCGGTTGCCGCAGTTGTTGAGAAGTTAGCTCGTGCATTTATGGATGATGGAAAGCTAACACTTGATGAGATTAACTCAGCATTTTCTGTCGTTGATAAGGGCGCAAAGACAGTTGCGGATGTAGAAGTTGAAGAACGTCAAGCAGCAGATAGAGCAACTAAGTTTGGTGGACTTGTAACAACAACAGCAGTTGGTAAAGAAAACTCTAACTAACCACCAGTTTTGTAAAACCCTGAGCCTTTGAACTGAAGGCCAAAAGGGGTGTATACACGTTGAAGAGCGTAGCCACATTTGTTGCAGAAGTATTCGGGTTCTGCGTCATGAATGCTACGCTCTTTTTCGTGCTCTAAATCGCATTGGATGCAGGCGTATTCGTATTTAGGCATCAGAGTTCTCCAAGTGTTTTTCCTCGCACATTCGTGCTAAATCGGGTACTACGTATCTTTTACTACACAGAGCGCAAGTGTAACGTTCCAAGAACTCTTTGGACTCCATCTTCGTATTATGCCCGTACTTATTCTAGGAAAGGGGTAAACTAAACTCATGTTATCTAGTGAGGAATTCAAAGGCGCTATGCCTCAAACTACAAAGTTTGAAGGAGAAAAGCCTCTTGAGATAAGCAGTGCACAGAATAAGTTTGCTGGAGCTACTGCAAGTAAGCCACCAAGCCCAGGGTTTAGCAATTGATAGACACAGCCCACGCACAGCGAGAGTTAACGGCATTAGACCGCTGTGACAAATGTGCTGCACGAGCAATGGTTCGTGCAACATTGTTAACTGGAGAGCTTTACTTCTGTGGACATCACGCACGAGAAACAGGTTACACATTAGTTCAACAGTCAGTTCAAGTCCACGACCCAGAGGGCTTGTTTATATATGCAGATAGGTAACTTATGAGTCATCACAACTTAGGTCGTCAGTTTGACGGAGCAATTGAAACCGCAGAAGACCAACAGCGTCAACGTTTTTCTCGTCCCAGAGAACGCGGCTTTGTTGGTAACGGTTTTTGGTGGGGTTCTTATCCTTATATGACTGGTGCGTTAATGGCTGGCAATCTTTTACAGACAACATCTTCAGGAACTAACACTCCAGGTAACTTAGAGCCCTCTTCAGGAGCTTCAGCAAGTGACTACAGTGGAATGGGCGGAACATCTGCTGGAAGTTACGGAGATTCTGCGGGCGCAGGTGGAGACAGCGGTGGTGGTAGTTACTAATGGAGCCGCAGTTAAACCGACGACCACTTAAAGTTAATAACCGAAAAGGTGTTGAACAAAGATTTGTTTCTACACCGTCAACTTTTAAGTCTGAAACACGTGCTTCAATATTTACTTGGGCAAGTAGAGGACGCGGTGTTCAAGGAGAGTCTGTTAACGCTTCAGGTGATGTTGGTTCAAAACAAATTATTAATAAGCTAAGAAAACCAATGTAACTTCTGCTTTAATTAGTTATTTGAGGGCAATGAGTATTCCGAGGGGAACACTTGAAACTACTTCGTTTATTTTTAGTTTCTGCATTATCTTTAGGTTGGCTTTTTGTTATACCTACAGAAGCTCGTGCAGCAGAAGGATTGACTGCTCAAGTACATAATGTACTTGGTCAGAATGGCTCTCCGTACATACCGCAAGGAAATACCCCAACAATAACTACAAACGTACCCAACATTGACTTTCAATGGGGTAGTGGCAGTGTACTAGGGGGCCCTTCCGAAGACGTTATTGTAAGATTTACTGGGTCTATTCGTAGTAACACAACTCAAGACATATCATTTTTAGCAACAGCAGATGATGGAACTAAGCTCTACCTTGACGGCGCCTTGATAACAAGCGATTGGGTTGATAAAGGTGGCGGAGGAACAACAAGCGCACCAGTAGCATTTACAGCGGGAGTCCCAAAGACCATAGAGTTAATGTACTACGAAAATGGTGGCGGTGCCTGGGTTCAATTGTTATGGGACCAATCTGGGTCAATGCAAGTTATTCCAGCAGAAGCCTTTACTTCACAAGCAGCTCCAGTAGTAAAAACAATAGGTGCCCCAAGAAATTTAACCGTAGTTGATGGGGCAACTGCAACAGTCTTAGATTGGGATGCTCCAGACACTGGTAATACTCAACCAGAAAGATATGCAATAAGTTTCAATTGTTCTGGGTGCAATGGGTGGGGAATTGCTACTGGGAATGTTGGTGGCCCTAATTCTTTAAACACAACAATAACAATTGACCATTCTCTACTTGAAAGCTTAAGGCCAAGTGGAACTGTTTGGTCATTTCATATTAGATCAGATAACGATACCTTGGCGCTATACTCTGAAATATCAAATGTTGTAACACTTAAAATTGGAAAAACTGCAGAAGAAATTGCTGCAGAACAAGCAGCAGCTGAAGCTGCAATTGCAGCCGCTACTGCAGAAGTAGCACGGCTAGCAGAGATAGCACGGTTAGCAGAGGTTGCCAGACTTGCGGAGGTAGCACGTCTTGAAGCAGAAGCGGCAGCTCTTATCGCCGCGCAAGCAGCAGCCGCGCAAGCAGCAGCAGACGCCGAAGCTGCAAGAATAGCGGCAGAGGTTGCAGAAGCAGCAAGACTAGCGGAGATTGCAAGGTTAGCAGAGGTCGCAAGATTAGCGGAGATTGCGAGACTAGCAGAGGTAGCAAGACTTCAAGCAGAAGCAGCAGCGTTGTTAGCAGCACAGCAAGAAGAGGCAAGAATTGCAGCAGCAACTGCTGAGGTAGCACGACTTGCAGAAGTAGCGAGATTAGCAGAAGTTGCAAGACTTGCTGAAGTTGCAAGATTAGCAGAGGTCGCAAGACTTGCTGAGGTTGCAAGATTGGCTGAGGTTGCAAGATTGGCAGAAGTAGCACGACTTGCTGAAGTTGCGAGATTAGCGGAAGCAGAGAGAATTGAAGCTGAAAGAATAGCAGCAGCGACTGAAGCTGCTCGTGTAGCAGCCGAAGCAGAAGCTGCCCGTATAGCCGCCGAGGTTGAAGCTGCAAGAATTGCAGCAGAAGAAGCAGCACAAGCGGAAGCTGACAGAATTGCAGCAGAAGAAGCTGCAAAAGAAGAAGCAAGAATTAAAGCAGAGGCAGAGGCAAAAGCAGAAGCAGAGCGCATAGAGGCAGAGATTGAAGCAGCAAGAATTCAAGCAGAGAAAGAAGCACAAGAAGAAGCAGACCGCATTGCAGCAGAAATTAAAGCAGCAGAAGAAAAAGCAGAAGCTGAAGCAAAGGCAGAGGCTGAGCGCATAGAAGCAGAGCGCATAGCGGAAGAAGAAAGAGCCATTGCAGAAGCAGAAGCAGAGCGTATAGCAGCAGAAAAAGAGGCCATTGCAGAGGCAAAGGCTGAAGCACTTGCAGAAGAAAAAAGAATTGCAGCAGAAAAACTTGCAGAAGAAGAAGCTGCTGAAAAAGCAGAAGCAGAAGCACTGAAGAAAGCTGCCGAAGAAGGTAAACTAACTGAAGAACAAAAAACGGTTATTGCAACTGCTCTTATTGAATCAGTTGCTCCTGGTGAAGTACTTTCCGCATCTGCAATACAAGAAGCAGGAATTGAATACAAAGACTTGCCTGCAGAAACTCCCGTTGATGTGCGTACCGACGAAAACGGTAATGCAGTTGTAATCACCGCTGAAGTTGCTGCGCAAATTGAGTTGTTGGAAAATCCTGGAGAACTATTGGCAACAGCCTTTTCAGACCCAGGCGCAGCATTGGCAGCTCTTGGAAGTATTGGCGCAGATATGTCAGAAGAAGAACGTGAAGAAGCAACTGACATGGTTGTGGCAACAGTTGTTGCTGCAGGTGCTGCTATGAACGCAGTCGGTGCTGCAACAGGCTCTACTGGAGGTTCAACTTCTGGTGGAAGTAGTGGGGGCGGAAATTCTGGTGGTGGAGGCTCATCAGGTGAGAGCAAAGGCGTAAGGAGACGTAAGTCATGAAAGTGCTAAAAGATATGATTGACCAACTCTGGACATTACTTGGCATGTTTATTGCTTGGGTAGTTCTAGATGGTTCTGCAAAAACAATTGTTGGTTATGCAATTATTGCAACATTAGTTGCATGGGCTATTACGTATCCACTGCGTAACCGCGAAGAATAAGAGACTATTGTCTCTGAGTAGGGCACTCAGTAAGGAGAACCATGGATATAAACACACTTAAGGCTGCAGGAGCTACTTGGCTGCGTGCAAGTCTTGCTGCTGTTGCAGCGCTCTATATGAGCGGAATTTCAGACCCAAAGACTTTGGCAAATGCTTTTGTTGCAGGTCTTCTCGGTCCAGCAGCAAAGTTTGTAAACCCAAAAGACCCATCATACGGCTTCGGCTCAAAGAAGTAATTTAGAGGAGTAGCACCAGTGACAAACACTTTTATGACTTTAGGTATTGTCGCTGGTGCTCTCATTAGTGTGGGGGTGCTCTTGAGTCCAATATACAAACGAGTAAAACGTTGGGCTCAATGGATGGAGCGTTTCATGCGCGATTGGGAAGGCGAAGAAGAGTCGCCAGGTCGTGACCGTGTATCAGGTGTGATGGAGCGCCTCAACAATGTAGATGGCGAACTAAGTCAGAATGGCGGTTTTACAACCGTAAAAGACCGTGTAGACAGGTTATACGAAAATCAAGTGTTGATAATGGATGCTTTTGATGAGCTAAGTGAACGACTCATCAATATTGAAAATTGCTTAATGAATAACCAAACAGAAGACGAAAAGTAAGGGACTATTAGCACATGGACCTAAGCAAATACAACAAGCCAGTAAACACATCTGGGCCAAGCAACTTCTTTGGTAATGTGTCTGCTCGTGCAACCAGTACAAGCCAAATGGTGTTGTCACATCAGATGGGCTTAGAAGCTGCTCACTACGGTAACGAACTAGGAAAAGATTACGCTTCTCACGTAGGTGGGATTAACTCTGCGCTATCTGCACAAGAGCACGGTCAAACATCTGCGCTATCTGCACAAGAGCATGGGCAAAGACTTAAAGAAACTGCAGCAACTAATCGTCACATAATTAAAAAGACTATTCTTGACCATCACAACGACTTAGAGAAGAGAGCTGTTGACCATCACTTATCAACAGACAAGTTGCGTACAGAGTCTAAATTAAGAATTAGAGAATCAAACAACACTTCTAATAACACAATAAACGAAGCTGGAGTTGCTCACAGGCACGCTGGCGAATTAATTAATCGTATTGCTGCAGCTGGTCAAGGCGGAAAACCAGCTGAATTTTCTGGTAATGGAATTACAGCAAAATTTACTTTAAAGATGCCAGATGCACCTGGAACTAATCCACCACCAACTGTTGCTCCAAGCCAAGCAAAAAAGATGATTCATGTTACGCCAGTAACTCGCACAAATACACCGGCTCCAGCTCCCGCTCCTACAGCAACTGGTGGACCAAAGCCAACAGTAAAGCGTGCACCTAATGGGCGTATGGTTTCTCTTAAAGAAACAACACCTGATGTTGCGCCAGCTAAGAAGGCAACTGCAAAGAAGGTAGCTCCTACTAAAGGACAACCAACAGTGACTCGTGATAAAACAACTGGTCGCATCGTTGGTATTAAGAAGAAGTAATGGCTACAAAGAAAAAGGCTCACGCTAAGAAGTCAACTCCTGCATGGACTCGCAAAGAGGGTAAGAACCCTGAAGGCGGATTAAATGCTAAAGGTAGAGCTTCTGCAAAAGCACAAGGGCATAACCTAAAGCCACCAGTATCAGCAGACCAAGCAAAGAAATCTCCCAAGTCTGCAGCACGTCGTAAATCTTTCTGCGCTAGGATGGGCGGTATGCCTGGTCCTATGAAGGACGAAAAAGGAAGACCAACAAGAAAGGCCCTCTCACTTCGTAAGTGGGATTGTTAACTAAGGAGTAGAACAATGACAGCATGCGCTAACTGCACTAACGATTCAGTTTGGATTTATGAGATTACATCTTCTCATACAATTCCTTACTGCTCTATTCACTTGCCAAAGTTTCTCAATGCCCGTAAAAACGCTGGTTTACTAAAGCGTTCTGACGAAATGGTTCAAGAACAGTCTGATGCATTTGAGGCTTTAGCAACAAAGTCTTCTAAGAAGTCTTCAAAAGCGCCAGTTGAAGAACCAGCAGTTGTTGAAGAAGAACCAACTACACCTGAAGAATAATGCCTGTCATTCGCAAATTTGCGGTACAGGGTCACGCAATACCTTCAATAGTGCACGAACCTAGAGGACCTTTTCCTCCAGAAGTGTTAGCTGAACCAGAAATGACAATTGACCCTAGTCATTCAGACTCTTTACACGTTGGATTAGACAACATCAGATTCTTTAAGTGTCGTCATTGTGACGCCATCTTAGTTCAAGAAGACCTTGATGACCACATCTGTGAGGAATAAACGCTGACATTAAGTCAATAGTCTTGGATACTATCTTTAAGGTTCCCCTAAGCGCATGGGGAAAGTACACACCTCTCTAGAGAAAGTAGATATCATGGCAGTAAATAACGCAGGAGCTCAATTAGACTCCGCAGGAGAAATTGCAATTGATTTTGTATGGGGCAACTTTGCTCCACAACCAAACGATTCTCGCACAACTCGTTTAAACCTAGCACTTGGAGACCACATCAACCTAGAATCAGGTTGGAATGGATACCCACAGTACACACCAAACACAGCAGGTTCTGACGTAGCAGGTTCAACTGACTACGTAAAGGTCACTAGCGTTCTTGGTTTCACAACAGCAGATGCAGCAGACGTATTGGCAGACAACGGCCTTACAGTTACAACTGCATCAGCAGCAACTAACGCTGCTTCAACAATCACAGCAGTCGCACGCACAGGTACAACAGCAACAATCACCTCATCAGGTGCTGGCGCTAAGTACCCAGTTGGAACAAAGATTGTAGTTTCATCTCTTGCATCTCCAGATACCGCACTAAACGGTACCTACACAGTTACAGCAGTTGCTACAAACACTGTTTCTTACACAACCACAACTTCAGGAGCACTATCAACATCAGGACTCACAGTTGCTGGCCTTGTTGGTCTTGCTGGAACAATCAAGACACAGTCAATTGCAGGTGGTGCAGCAACAACAGCACCAGGTGCAGCAGTAACAATTACACCTTGGGCAACAGCCTCCTAATTAGGAGTTAATCTATGGTACGTCCTACAGGCGGAAGCAGCTCTTCTCGGAGGGCTGCTCCGTCTGCTCAGGAAATGATGAATGCAATAGGCCGAGATATTTTCGGTGATGATTTTCAAGGCGGAGTAACCGCATCTTCTAAAGGTTCTTTTAACAGAATTTCTGACATCATGTTTGATGATGACCAGTCAATGGATTACTACAATCCCACTAACTACGGTAACTGGGCTGGTGAGAAATACCAAACAGCCGATGGACTTGCTCCTGGACGTAGTGTCTACGAAATTATTGACTTCAATCAGAACATGAATGCAGACCAGTTAGACAACCCTGCTAACTGGAGAATACCTGGATTTCAACCAGATGAGATGGAAGATACATCTCCAGCTGACATCACAGTAGTTCCAACCTCTACTACTAATCCAGAACGACCAAGAACAGTTGCTGCTGGTTACGATGAGGATGAAGAAAAACTTACAGTTATTTTCCGTGATGGAACCTTCTACAACTATTACGAAGTTACAGGCGGTGAGTGGGCTGCGTTTAAAGCCAACCGCTCTAAGGGAGCTATTATTGCTCGTATGCTTGACTTCAAGCCTCGTGGTCCAGCAGATGTTTCAAGCCTGTCTAAGAAAGCACAGCAAGCGTTCTACCGCTATAGTCGTGGTGCTCAAGTTGCTGTAAAAGGAAAAGTTCCAGGACAGACTAAAACTATGTACAAAACAATTGCTCAAAGCAAACGCGGTAAAAACCCATCTACAGGTGGAAAAAACCCAAGAGGAAGATAAATGCCAAAGGTACACAACATCGGACCAAAACACTTCGTACAACTAATTGATTTACCTGTTATCTGGGGAAAAAAGTTTGTTGTTCGTGGATGGACTCAAGAGATAGAAGAACCGTTTAGAACTTCTGAACCCTTTTTAGTAAGATTACCTAAGTACAAAGCACTAGCCTTCGGCAAGTGGACTGGCTTTAAAACTGAAGAAGACGCACTTAAATCGGCACTCAACACACGGGAAGTAACATATGATGATTTTACGGAAGAAGCGGGATGGACAGCCCCAGACTCGGATAGAGAAGCGAGTCTCAAAGATATCAACGCCAGACTTGATTCTGTGGATGGAGCAGTCCATGTACACGATTGGCAAACTTATTACAGAATGGCAGAAGAGTCACAACAAAAACCTTCTTGATGAAGTTGTACTGGGAACTGAAGTTTTCAATGCAATTGCTAAAGAGTTAAAGAAACGTGCGTAGTGTGTGCTACGATTTGCTTGCTTCACCTCTCTCCTGGTCTGGCGATGGCCCACAG